ATCCCCTAGACCGGTGGGTCGATACTTTCTCCATGAAATCAGGCTGCTATAGCCGCTATGAGCGGAAATGGGAAACATAATAAAATGTTTAGATAAAAAGGGCTTCAAGATTGCCTAATGGCGAACTTTGACCATAACTTACCGAGAGTTAGGGGTAAATTCCTGCCCACCACCGTGTTATCATTCATAATGCTGGGAGGCAGTATAGTCTTCAAATAATCATCCGCAATGATTAATGCAAATAGATAATCATTCCACTTGTGCCATATAACATGCACCTCATCTGGGCAGGTTTCCACAATTAAACCAGCGTCTTTAGCGAGTTGATATCGTTGGGATATCTCCATTGAGTGACTATCAGTAGTATGAATCATACGATAATTAGCAAAAGCTTGAGTGTGCCATAATTGTATAGACACAGGCTCATACATAGTATGGGCCAGTAGATTTAGTAAGTGTCCGGATATGTCATATTCACCTACACGCAGTGGAAGTGTAAGCCTAGACTCCCAACACGTGGAGAAGACTGCGATACACTCCTGATTTACGATAACAGGTTTATCAATTCTAGGTGAGAAAACAATAGAATCAGGTGGCGATATAGAGAGAAGTTTGTTAGCTAAAATATTTGCCCTATCCTCATAAGTGCTGGATATTGAATGTAAACCTATACCTCTTTCAATAGAAGTTAAGTTTTTTAGCCTGTATCCCAGACTGCTACGAACATCTTGAATCAGAAATCTAGCGAAAATATCGTCATTAACGACGATAGCACGCACGTTCTGAGTAAAATTAAGCTTATGCATAGCTTCGACATTATCTTTGGTGAGTGGAGATATTACATCATATCCATGAACGACACCACTTGCAAGTAATATATCATTAGCAATAGCATATAAGGGCACCTCAGCCATATGTTTCAAGCTATACAGAGCATGCAGAGGCATATGATAATCGACATATCTGTGGTATGACGCGCCAGATGTTATAGTATCACCTCTTAACGTGATGTTAAGTGAAGAGTCAGACGCTCTAGTGCAGAATGCATGAATCCGTTCAGTAATCAACAAATCCGTATAAAATGGAACTCCAGCATTGGCGCATCTACTACCAAAATTGTCAACCTTTCTAGCGAGGTCAGCAAAGTTAGTTGCGTTGAAGGTGTTTGTAATAGAAAATGGGGCAATCACAGCTTTCCCACCAATGTCAGAAGGCAGTAGAGTGAACATATCTTTTTCTATAATACTTTTTGCGTATAAAAAACGACCAGACTCATACACTTGATCTCTATGACTCAAATTCCTCCATTCCAGGCAGGCACACAAATAATTGGACCTTCTAATTATCTGCATGCCCCCAACACAGGATAATTTAAGTCTACTCTCATTACTATCGCCCATAAATGGTAACCACATGATACTCTCCAATCTAGGAACTAAAACCGTTCGTAGCTCTTCATAAGCATTAAATTTAATAAACACATCAATACCTTCGTTAGCGGCTACACTTAATGTAGATATCTTGTCGGGCAATAACGCAGCCATAGCGCCGCGCCCAGGGATCCAAGTATCATCACATATTACAATTTTATCCATCATCACATTCGATAAGGATATACCCAAACGCGCCAAATTCTCACTCCACGAATTATCAAACTTCCACACGTCCTTAATAATAGATACTCCCGGATATGACCAGTCCTCAGGAAACGCTGGGTCTATTAGATAAATCCTTTTTGAATGCGCTACCCACGGCGGTATGGCTTTGAACCATGCTCCCGGGTACGCTCCAATGTAGATAACTAGGTCATAATTGTATACCAATGCGTCAGCGAAAAAGCCAAGCTTAGATTCTCCGTCTGGCTTGACGAAGATAGATGAGCCTGGCGCGTTAAAGGAGTCTTTTTTAGTAGATAAAGCTTTAGCATTTAACCGGGCAGTAATCATGGGTTTAGAATTAACCTCCACCCAGGTGAGACGTATTCCCAATTGTAATGCGAATTTAGCAAATATTGGATGAAACCCAACAATAATAACTTCTTTCCTACTAAAGATAGTACATGCATGCGACATCAAAGCAAACCTATATGCATTAGAATATGTACTGAAGGGTGATGAACCGGAGGCCCTTTCAGTACTAAGAATTAAACTTCTATACTGGCCGAGTTGGCGTACCATCTTCGACCTATCCTCAAGGGATATATAGTCGGGTATGTATGACATATACTGCATATTCGCGATACATTGAAAAAATGCTCTCCAATAGTCAATGCTTGAATCATTAGGCATAGTTATTAATAGTACTGTAATTATACCTCTATTCACCCAAGGGTTAATATCAGTAATTTTGGTACTGATAACATTCTGAGCTGCAACACTTACAATACCACTGGGAGATATCTTTCTCTCTTTATATAATTCGTTAATGTTCAATTCTTTAAAGTACACACCTTGATTATTGAGCCGTTGCGCTTCGCCTCTCAATACAAATTTGCGTTTATACGAATCTTCAATCTTATCAAACAAAGTCTCCCCTGCAGGAATGCAAATTACGACTGATGCACCTGAATTCAAAGAGATTATATCAAACACACAATCCATCTTGACCCTGAGGGATT